TCCAATAAAAAATTTACATTGGAAATATATGTGGTATAATAAATTAAAAGGAGATAAAGAAGATGTTCAAGAAAAAACATAATAGCCAATTTTTAAAAGATTGTGATACAGATTGGAATTTAAATGTAGAATTTATTCATTGGCTGAGATACCATTGTAAAGAATACATAAAAAAAGCAGGAGCAATGGTAGAATTAAATTTTCATATAATAGATGGTCATACGCAAAGAGAAGCAATAGAGCATTTAATTAGCTTGTGCGATGATTTTTTAGAATTAGACGATTGGGATGAAGAAAGGATAAAGATAGTAGATGAAATATTTGATATGTTTCATAAATTATTTTGGTATATGTGGTGGTAAGAAATGAAAATAGAGATGAATGGAATAAAATATACAATAAAAGAAGTGAGCCAACTAAAGTATAAGGAACTAAGACAAGAAGAAGATACACAAACAGGAGTAGAAATACCAGATTTAAAAACAGGCGTGTATTATGGAGCTAGTCATCATTATCAAGGCGTAATATATTTAGATAAAAGTTTGCCTAAAGATAGAAAAAGAAAGACATTAATGCACGAATTAGCACATTGCTTTATAAGTGAGTGTATAACACATACAGAAAAGAATTATGATGAGGAAATGGTGTGCGATATAGTAGCGAATAGCCACGATATAATAGAAAATATAGTAAAAAGATATTTTAGAGATTGACAAAAGATACAGAAGTGGTACAATAAGCTTGTGTGTAACCATCACGACTTGTTGCTATTATTTGACCGTTAGCGGCAACGAATCTGAAGCATTACCTTTTATAGGTAATGTACTGATGATATATAAAAGCATTAGATTTATGGGCTTACTAATCAAAATCTCTTATATGACACGAGGTGAAATAACTTACGACTGTCGGCTAAATAAGGAAAGGTGGAGCATATATCATTAGTACAGTGCTTATAAAGAACCCATATAAGTACACCTCTTACATAAAGGACATAGAAATATGTCTTTTTTTGTGCTATAATTTAGAAAAAGTGGAGGGAATATGAAAGTAGGGTTAATAATTCCTTATTATGAGAATAGTGAGGAAGCAAAAAGAAGAATGGCATGGCTCTTAGAAACAATAAAAAGGGGTAAAAGTAAAGTAAAGGTATGTGTAATAGATGATGGAAGAAACACATTGTGGCTAGATAGATATTCTAAAGAGTTTAAAATAATACATAATAGCCATAAGGGAGTAAGTGCTAGTAGAAATATAGGGCTAGATTACTTTAAAAACTACGATTATGTAGGCTTTTTAGACGCAGATGATAGTATAAGTGATGATTATTGTAAATTGGCGTACTTAGAATGTAAGAAAAACGAGTATGATATAATAGATAGTAGATACATACAATCAGGTATTGAAGTATTTGGTACTAAAGAACAAAGAGAGTGGCAATGTAATTGTATACGAAATGGTGTAGCAGGATGCTTTTTTAAAGTAAAAACCATAAATGGTGCTAGATTTGATGAAAATATGGGTAATGGTGAAGATACAGAGTTCGTAAGAAGGGTATTTGACCTAGAAAAACATAAAAAAGGCGTGTTTAATGGCATATATGTATATAATTATGGCGTAAATCCTAATAGTATCATAATGAGAGCTAGTAGAAATGAGGATATATATGAATAAAATTGACATTGTCGTTACTTATCTTAATGAAAGAGATGAAAAATGGCGTAAAGACTTCCAATATTGGAAAGAAAAAGAGATTAAGGAGGGTAAATCAGAAGAAACTAATAGACAGGCTTTTGGAGAAGAAAGAACAAGAGAATGGGATTGCTTTAAATATTGGTTTAGAGGCATAGAAAATAATTGTCCTTGGGTAAATAAGGTGTTTTTAGTAGTACAAAATGAAAATCATGTGCCTAAATGGTTGGATACAACCAATCCTAAATTAAGAGTGGTGTATCACGAAGAATATATACCTAAAGAATTACTACCAACCTTTAATGCAATGACAATAGCTATGTATATAAGTAATATTCCTGATTTGTCAGATAATTATATTATGTGTGATGATGATTATTACTTCTTAAATCCTATTGACGAAGATAGATTTTTTATCGAAAATAAGCCCATACACGAAGATAATAGACTTCCCTTCAATTATTATGGGGAAAGCATATTAAATGGCTCTAGCGGCGTGTTTTATGCCATTTTAAATAATAATTTAAGGTTTGAAAGTAAGTTTATGAAAGATGAGAATGTAAAATATAATATTTATCATCTTCCAGAGGCTAGAAATAAATCTTTTGAACAAGAAATACTAAGAGAATATAGAGGAGATATATTTGATGTGAATATAGTAAGTAAATTTAGGCATCAAAGTAATTTATGTCCTTATATGTTTAGTGATTTATTAAAAATATGTAAGAAGGCTGTTTTAGGTAATCCGTATCGTAATTGCTCTTATTGTACGCTAAAAAGTACAGTGAATTTTGATAATTATGCCGATAAAGATATAGTTTGCTTTAATGATACTGAGCAATTAGATGATTATGGTATAACAAGAGCTAATATGATAACATTCCTTGATAAGAAATTCCCTAAAAAGTCAAGTTTTGAGGTAAAAGATGAAGTATAGTGAAGAAATATGGGAACAATATAAAGATACAAATTATATGGTTTCTAATTTTGGAAATGTTAAAAGTATGGGCGTTGAATATGATAGATTTAATGGACATTCAATGATAAAATGTATTAAATATCCTAAAATGTTAAAAAAAGAATTAGATAGTCGCGGTTATCCAAGAGTAACTATTTATATAGACAAAAAAGCAAAACATATATTTGTGCATAGAATGGTGGCTGAAACATTTATACCGGATAAAAGAAATTTTAAAAGTATGCCTTACGAAGATAGAAAAAATATAAACCTTGATGATTTGTTTGTTAATCATATAGACGAAAACAAGGAAAACAATATTTATACTAATCTTGAGTGGTGTACTCAAGCATATAACATTAATTATGGAACGAGAAACGAAAGAATGGCTAAAAAGCATAGAAAAAAGGTTTTGTGTTTAGAAACCAATATTATTTATAATAGTATAAGAGAAGCGGGATTAATTAATGATATTCAAGAAAACGACATTGGAAAAGCTTGCTCTGGAAAAATAAAAAGTGCAGGAGGATTTAGATGGATAAAAATATAAAATATTCGGTTGTTTGCCCAGTTTATAATCAGGAAGAATTGGTATATAGATGCCTAGAGTCTATTCCTAAAAGAGCTGACACAGAGATTATAGTTGTAAATGACGGTTCAACAGATAGAACATTGCATACTTTAGAAAGATATAAAGAAGCGGTCTATCCTGAACTTCAAATCATCACTTATGATAAGAATATGGGCGTGTCTTACGCCAGAAATAAGGGATTAGAGGCTTCTTCTGGTAAATATGTAATATTTATCGATTCTGACGATTATGTTTATCCTAATGTCTTTAACGAGATATGTGATAAGTATTATAATGAAGCTGATATGCTTTTCTATGATATGGAAGATAATAAGAAAAATATATATGTTTCCAATAGACATAATTATAAAGTGAGAGTAGGTATGTTTAAATTTATTAAACGAAGTCTTATAGGTGATACAAGATTTATTGTTGGAAAGCAATACGGCGAAGATGGCGAGTTCTTTAGAGAACTTCTAAAAAAGAAGCCGTCTATGTTTTTTTCAAACTTAGTAATGTATCATTATAATTATCCAAGAGAAGGAAGCTTGTCTTATAATCAAATGGAAAGACTTAATGTTCCTAAAAAGGACATAAAAACATTGACAATAGACAGAGGAAAGATTATAATTTAATTACTAGCTAGGGTCATAGTATACACCTATCTTTCCTATGCTCTAGCTAGCCACTTTCTCATAATTATATAATTTCATTATATAAGTACCTCCAAAAAAGCATAGAAAACTATGTTTTTTTGCTTATTTGACAAAAATTTATTGTTATGATAGAATAATATCGAGTTGAAAAATCAGCTCGAACTCTCATACTGTTACTGCCTTTTTGGCAGTATTCTGGTGGACTTCCAAAAAACTTTAAAATTATGTTTTTCTGTTTTTTTCTTTTTCCCGATTCCGCCAGAATAGTGCTATATAAGGCACTTTAGAACCCTTTTTATTTTTATGCTTGAGCCTTTTGGCTCTTTTTGTTTGCATTTAATTAAATATGTGTTATAATAATGTCAGAATATGAGGGATGTTTATGGGGAAAATAGGTATTATATTTGTTGAAATTATGGCGGTAATAGTTCTAGGGGCTATTTTCGCCTTTTTATTTGTCTTAAATATTCTTAAAGATGAAATATGGGGAAGGATAATATTTAAAGATGGAAAAAGAAACACTAGACAAACTAAAATATCTAATAAGAAAAAAAAGGAGTCTAAAAGAAATATGTAATGAGCTAGAATTAAAGGATTATGAAGTAATTGGGCTTGTAACTTTATTAAAAGAGCAAGGCTTCTTGTGTGATTATGTAAATGGCGAAATAATAATGCTTAAGAAACCAGCAAATGAAGAAAAAACATACGAAGTTCCATATAATATGGAAAAATTAAAACTTTTGCTTATTTCAGATACGCATTTGTGTTCAAAATACGATAGATTGGATATATTGAGATACTTATATGCTAAAGCTGAGGATGAAGGCGTAAAATATGTGCTTCACTCTGGGGATTTCACAGATGGCAAAAATAATTCTCGCCCTGAACATAATTACGAATTAAAAGAGTTAAGCTATCAAGGACAAGTTGATTATTGCGTAGATAAATACCCGCAATTTAGCGGTACAACCTATGTAATACAAGGAAATCACGATAATTGGTGGTATAAATCAAATGGAAGCGAGATAGTAAAGGCAATAGCTAACCAGAGAAGCGACATTGAATACTTAGGAGCAGATGTTGGAAATGTTAAAATAGGCAACCTTGATGTTCGATTATTCCACGGCTCTGGCGGAATCGCCTATGCTAAGAGCTATAAAATCCAGAAAATTTTAGACCAAATAGCGTTAAATGAAAGACCAGATATATTACAAACTGGGCATATACACCAAGCTTTTTATATGAAACAAGATAAAACGCATTGCTTCCAAACAGGATGTTTAGAAGATATTACGCCTTATGTAAGAAGCATGGGGTTCAGTGGGGATAAAAGCTGCTGGTGGGCTGATATAGAATTTGATGATAAAGGACAGGTGCATAGTATAACGCCTACATTGGAGGAATTTGGAAATAAACTAATAAGGAGAAAAACTAAGAAATGAGAGAATTAAGAAAAGGAACTGAAAAATATTACGAGTGGGAAGAAGCTGTAGATTTTATAAGAACAGAGATGCAATTTTACAGCAAAGAAGATTTTTTGGCAGAAAAAAAAGCCATAAGATACTTATATATGACTTGTAATGATTTAGAAAAACAGCTTTATAAATGGTATGTATACTCAAGATGTATGTCATATTCTTTTAAATGCAATGTTTGGGAATATTTAAACAACCCTGATTACGATGTTGAAAAATTGACAAAATACTAATGAAGTGATATATTCCCAACTGTAGTATAGGAGGGATTGTATGACTAAGGAGATATTATTGGTTATAGTAAAATATTTGGTTCCTTTAATTATGGGTTATTTGATTAGTTTATTAAGAAATTATAACAAAAAGGATAAGCTCTCCCAAAAAGCCTTGATGATTATGCTACAAAGCAATTTAACAAACACATATTATGAATATGAGAAGAAAAAAGCTGTTCCTGAATATATATATCAAAACTGGGCAAATGAATTTAAGGTATATAGAGAATTAGGCGGTAATTCTTATGTTTGTGAACTAGCCAAAAGGACAGATGATTGGAAAATAGTAAGAGCAAATAACCTCCCATAAAAAAAGACCTTAATCGGTCTTTTTTTCTATTTCAATTATTGTTCTTGGATTTTCTTTATCATAATATACCCTGCTGCCATCGTGAGATTCAATTATTGTATAATTATCATCTGCTAATACGCCATAATGAACAAGAATATCGTCTGTAGCTTCTAAAAGGTTTGTTAAGTCGCATTTCCTTCTAGTTCCCATATAGTAAGTGCATTTTATATTAACCGGATAATCTATTGGCTTTTCTAACCTTGGCATATATTCTGCACAAGCTTTTTCATATTCTTTGTACTTTTTGCTTGGAAAAATCATAGCTCTTCCTTTAACAAATATAATTTGCTGACTATTCTTTTTCGTTCTTGGTTCTATCGGTATTGTTATTTGCATTTTTTAACTCTCTTTCTAACTTTAAAAGCGTTTTATATTTTTTTATATCTTTTTGCGTTTCTTTTAATTCGTTGTAAAGCTTTGTTCTTTTTTTAAGGTCATAAAAGACTTTAGAGTCGATTAATCTCTTTAAAGTGTTTTCTTTTAATGATAATTCTGTTAATTTATCAAGTGTGGTCATGTTAGCCTCCAACTATAATAATTATAGCACAAATTGACTATATTTGTAAACAATGATAAAATTACTATAAAGTGGAGGGTATAATGGCAAAGAAAGAAGAAAATTTAGAAATACAAAAAGCCGCTCAAAACGAATTAAGAGATTTAGAACAATTTTATACAGAGGGAAAAGTAGACAATATGTTGGCTGCTATTGATAAGAAAAAAGAAGAATTGGTAGCTGAAATGGTAGAATATGCTAATAAGCGTACAAAACCCTGCAAATGGGATAAAGAAGGCGTTCCTATAGATTATAAAGTTGATATGAACCCTTTAGTTATTAATAACTACTTCTTTAAATCTATAATTCCTATTCAGAACCAAGAACCGCAGTATAATGCTGAAAAATTGGCTCTAGTATTTGATTATTATTGCGATATATTGGCTGAAGTTAATGATAAAATAGGTTATTTTCCTAGTTCTTTGACTTCATTCTGCAAATTGGCAGGAATTACTAGCTATACACTTAAAACATATCGTAATAGTAGCGATTTAAATATGAGAATAATAGCAGAAAAGATATATGACCAAATAGGTGATGAAAATATTACAATGAGCCAACTTGGCGTTGTTAGAGAGCGTACAACTTTATTTAAAATGAAAGCTCAAAACGAATTGGTGGAAAAAGAGCAACCAAGAGTTAATATAAACATAACCGAAAAGCCGGATATGGAAAGAATAACTGAAAGATTATCAAAATATAAAATGTATGCAGAAAAGAAGAAATAAATATGAAGAAAGAAAATAACGAATATTATAAGGCGATAATTGAATTATTAACCATACTAGAAAACAACTACAGATACAAATATGGCAAGAAAATACCTTATGAAGATGTGTTTGAAATGGTTAAGGATTTAACTAATTTGTTTAATAGCTATGATAATCGTAAGGTAGTAGGCGAATTAGTGATAAAAAGGTTCATTCCTATACTAGATTTGCTTCTTGTAATAGATACAAACGATAATCATAAGCTAGAATACGAAAATATGCTTAAAAACGCCTATAAACTAGGTGCTAGAGCGTCTTTAGAGCATTATATGGTGTATCGTGAATGGGATGAACCAGAAAAAGAGAAGTTCTTTGAGCCTAGATATAACATATTGTGTGGTTATGTTCATTATTTGCAAGAATTAGAGTGTAATCCCAAGTTTACTACTTTGATATTTAACGCCCCTTCTGGATATGGTAAAACATACCCTAAAAAGATAAGCGAGGCTTGGACTTTTGGAATAAATAATACTGGTGCGATACTTGCATTATGTTCAAACGATGATGTCGTAAAATCTGGTTCTAGAACTGTAATCGATGAGATAAAAAGCGAAGCTTTTGGTGAAGTATTTCCTGAAATGAAATGGAGCGAAGAAGATAAAGACTTTTTTCTTAAAGAAACTGATGAAAAATGGAAATTAAAAACCTGTAAACTTCCTTTTAGTTATTATGCTAAAACAACTCAAGCCAATGTAGTAGGTTCCAGAGCTAGTAAATCAATTCATATTGACGACTTGTATCCGGACTATAAAGAGGCAATGAATCAATCTTTAAACAAGTATTATTACAATAAATCTATTACTGTATGGGAAAAGCGTTTTGTTCAAAATAAAACGCCTAAAGTATGTATTACAGGTACTTTATGGGCAAGTAATGACTATATTGACCTTAAAATACAGCAATTAAAGAAAGAACATAAATTTAAGAAACATCCTAAATATCCATTTACATTAATAAGTGAAGATGAAAGCTGTGCAATTATTCAGGTGCCAGCATTAGACTATGAAACTAATGAAAGTACCTGCCCAGAGCTAAAATCCACTCAAGAATTGCTTAAAGAAAAAGCAAATATGGAAGAATATCTATGGGAAACAAACTTTCAACAAAAACCGACAAATCCAGAGTCTTTGGTATTTAGTTATGATAAATTAAGACAATACAATCAAATACCAGAAACAGATTATAAGGGAACTTATGCTGTAATCGATGCTACACGAAAAAGTGGTAAAGACTTCTTTGCAATGCCTATATTTACAAAGGTGCAAAACGATAATATGTTTGATTATTATTTAAAAGACGCTTTATTTACCAGAACAGCAACAAAAGATATGTATTTACCAATAGTTGATAAAATAATTGAGAATAATGTCGTTTTAATTGTAATAGAATCCAATGTTACAAGCGAATTAAAATCAAATATAGAGAGAATTTGTAAAGAAAAAGGCGTAGTAGCTCCTGAAATTATAGAAAAATACAACTTTGAAAATAAGGCTGCTCGTATTACTAACGAAATGCACTTAATTAAGAAAGTATTGGTATTCCCAGAGAAAAATGCTTATGGCGTTAATAGTGATATGGGTAAGTTTATGAATAACTTAACAAGCTATAATTCTGAAGGAATGAACGCAAATGATGACGCTCCAGATAGTGCAGCAATGTTCTGTAGCGAAATAATAGAAGAAAATTCTCAGCCACAAATTGCAGAGCCAATGCCTTTTGTTAGAGAATATTTCTAGGAAATTTGACAAAAAAAACAATTTATTATATATTCGTATATCGTAGATAAAGGGAAACTTTGAAATGGAGTGGTTCAATGGAAACACATGGTAGACAAGTTATTTATGCAAATTATACTGAAAAACAATTATTAGAAGGAAATAAAAATCAAATTGATAATAAAGTTTTAGACATATTAAACAATAGTATAGATTTGCATGAGCAAAACAAAAGAGAAATAAGATATTTACAAGATTATTTATATGGTATTCAAGATATTAAAGATAAAGAAAAACTAACAAGAACAGATATTAACAATAAGGGAGTTGAAAACTGGGCATGGGCAATTCAAGACTTTAAAAAAGCTTATTTGCTAGGTAAACCAATTCAATATGCTCCTTTAAGCGATGTACCTTCTGAAGAAATATCAAAATTAAATCAATATAATGTTTTTGAAGATAAAGACCAAAAAGACGAAGATATTTATGAGGATATATTTACTGTGGGTAGAGGATTTAGATATACATGGAGTAGCCCAATGGACGAAGATGACGAAGCTCCATTTGATATAGTAAACCTTGATGTTATTAATACTGAAGTTGTATATTCAAGTTCGGCTTCTCACGAACAATTACTTGCTTTTGTTGAAACAAGCAAAAAATATATTGTTCAACAAGTAAATCCTGATACAGGAAAGAAAGAGCCTCAAACAAAGTATTATTCAGAATACAATGTTTATACAAAAACAACAAATTATATAATTGATAATAAAGATGGAGCTTTAAAAATAAGAAAGAGCCAACCAATTATAGTTAAAGACCATGTTGTAACAGAATATTACTTTAATAGAAGAAGAATGGGCTTATTAGAAATAGGAAAAGACATTTTTGATGATATTAACTATGTTGAAAACCTAGATAAAGACGACATTGAATCTTTTGTTAATGCAATTATGGTATTTACAAATGCAGAAGTAACAAAAGAAGGAATGGATGCAATAAAACAATATGGTGCTGTATCTATTAAGTCTACAGACCAAAAGAAAGCATCTGTTGAGTTATTACAATCAAGATTAAAGTCTTTAGATACTCAAATATACTATTTAAGAAAAATAAGTGCATTACATAGCATATTAAGTGTACCAGAAGCAACAAGCAACGGCGACTTGGCTAATGCTGAAACAGGCAAAGGATTCTTAACAGGGCAAGGATTTACAAGTGCTAGTGTAAGAATAGAAAACGAAGAAAAATCATTTAAAAAGAGCGATAGACAAGTTCTTAAGACAATATTAAAAATATGTAAAAATAATCCTGATTCTGGAATTAAGGAACTTAAGGTAAGTGATATAGATATTAAATTTAGTAGAGATTTATCTGATAACTTATTAGTTAAGACACAAGCCTTATTAAATCTAGCTACTGCTAATATCCCACCAGAAATAAGAAACTCTGTAATTGGTTTATTCTCAGACCCAGTTGCAGTAACTAAGATGCAAGAAAAGCTATTAGAAGAACAAAAACAGGTACAAGATGAAATAAACAAAAAACAAGCTGAGGAAAACTTTGATAAATCAAGCGAAATAAGCAAAGTAAGTGATGACGAAAATATTAGCAATGCTAAATATGAAATAAACACTCAATAGAGTGTTTATTTTATATAAATTTGACAAATGAAAGAAAATAATATATATTGCTGTATCGTACAAAGGGTAGAAACCTTGTATAAGTTAAACATTTGAGCTTTTTCAAATGTTGGCATTAATCTCTAAAGGGTTTGTCAGTTGTCCGATAACAACTGTGCGTTAAGGAGGAGATAATATGGTTTTAAACAGAGATGAAGCGAGAAAAATATTAGGGGAAGGAGCTACAGAAGAGCAAATTACTAATTTACTAAATAACTATCATAATGTTGAAAGCGAAAAGGTAAAAAGCCTTGAAGAAAAAGTAAATAGTCTTGAAAGTGAAAATAGTAAATATAGTGATTATGATAGCATCAAAAAGCAACTTGATGATATTAATAAAGCTAATATGACAGAACAAGAAAAGCTTGAAGAACAAAAAAAAGAGATTGAAACAAATCTTAAAAACTCAAGAATAATTGTTAATACTGCCAAAGCTAAAGAAATATTAGCAGGTTTAGATTTAGATGATGATACTATTAGTTTAGTTGTATCAGATGATGAAACAACTACTATAAATAGAGCAAATAATCTAAAAAACAAATTTGATACTATGAGAGATACTGTGGCAAAGAAAACTAAAGAGGAATTATCTAATTTAGATATAAGCCCTACTATTACAAATGTTGAACAAAAGGATGAAGCTATGAACTGGGATAAATTCCAAAGCTTATCTGCTGACGAACAAAACAAGCTCATAGAAGAAAATCCAGACATACTAGATAAATTATAAAAAAGGAAAGAGGAGATATTATGCCATCAAAATATAGAGGCAAAGTTTTTAACGAAAATGTATTTGAAAGATATTTAAAAACTCTTGAAAGTACAAAAGAAAACGCTCTAATCAATAATGCTTTATTTACAGTAGTAAATAAATATAAATCAAAAATGAGCGAACAAGCTGGTGGTTACTTTGTAACTGAACCAATCAAAGGAAGAATCGGTGGAACTCCAGTAAACTATGATGGAAACACTGATATTACATCAAACGAAAGAGATACTTACTATCAAACTAAAATTTGTTTTGGTAGAGCTAACGCATGGGGAGAATATGATTTTACTAGCGAAATAACTGGTGAAAACTTCATGGCTGAAGCACAAGAAGTAAAAGAATATTGGGATGAAATTAAACAAGGAGTTGTTTTAGACATTTTATCAGGAATATTCTCAATGAGCGACACTGCTGGTGCAGCATTTGTTGACAAACATACTTACGAAGTAAAAGGAAATCTTAGTGCTGACGCTTTAAATAAAGCTTCACAAAAAGCTTTAGGAGATAAAAAAGCTAAATTAGAAGTTATGTATACTCATTCTGCAGTATCTACTAACTTAGAAGGATTAAATTTAATTGACTTCTTAAAATATACTGATGCTGACGGAATTGAAAGAGATTTAACTATTGGAACTTACAATGGTAAATTAGTTATCGTAGATGACGATATGCCTGCTGTTGAATCTTACGAAGCTAGTACAGATACTACTGTTCAAGCCGGAAAAACTTATTATACAAGAAGTGGAGATGCTTCTACTGGATATACTTACACTGCTGTAGAAAATCCAAGTGGAAATCCATCAAGCAAGAGTTATTATGAACAATATACTGCTTATACTTCTTATGTATTTAAGAATGGATTCTTTGAATTTGAAGATTTAGGAGTTAAAGTTCCTACTGAATTAGCTAGAGATGCTAAAACAAAAGGCGGACAAACTGACCTAATCTCAAGAGTAAGATATATGATTGTTCCAACATTAATTTCTTATACTAAGACTACTAATGTTTCACCTACAAATTCTGAATTTGCAAATGGTGCAAACTGGGAGTTAGTAAACAATGGAGAAACTGGTGTTGACAAAAAATATGTTGACGACAAATTAATCCCTGTAGTTCGTATAATTTCAAGAGGATAATATAGAAGGAGAAATGCTTATGGATAGTGCAAGATTATTAGAAGAAAGAATACCTTTTGATGAATCAATATTTGATTCTATGACAACATATCAATTGTTTATTGAAAGATTGTTAGAAGATAGCAAATTTATTGCACTATCTTTAAGGTATCCTTATAAAGATTATTCAAATATGGAATTGCCAGCAAAATATAAAAACTGGCAATTAAGATGTTGTGAGGAACTATACAATCAAATTGGTAATCAAGGAATAAAATCTTATTCAGAAAATGGATTATCATGGACTAGAGATAGCGGATATATTTCCAATGAGCTTAGAGGTGAAATCGAACAAATAATCGGCTACATATCAGAAGAAAGTGATGAAAATGATTAATAATTCAAAGAATATATTTCAAAACTGGAATAAAGATATGTATGTTGCTAGAAAAGAATCTGTAACTTATGATGACTATAACAACGAAATAGTTAATTATAGTAAGCCTGTATTCTTTGGCAAAGTAAATTATCAACCATTAACTGGGAAAAACTTAGAGGACTATATGAAAGCCTATGGAGAAACCAGAAATAATGTTTGTAGTTGCCTAATAGATTATCACAGAGCAAAAGAAATAAGGGATTTTGATTTAGTGTATTTGTACGGAAATACGCCTGAAGGTGAACAAAATAATGGAGATAATGCCAACTATCTAGTTAGAGCATTTAAACCTCAAAACACCAAAATAATGCTATTATTTGAAGAAATTATAAAGGAGGACTAATTATGGAATTAGTAAAATTAAAAGATAAAAAAAATGGAGCTGTAATTGAAGTTAAAAAATCATTAGCTGCAGATTATATTGGAACAGGTAGATTTGAAATTGTAGAAGATAAACCTGTTGTAAATAAAGAAGTTAAACCAATATCTAAAGAAAAGACATATAAAATTGACACAGATATTAAAAATTAATACTAAAGTCAATGGTTTAGATAAATTGCAAGAATACATTGATTTTGTCGATAAATTTGCAAATTCTAAATTTGATGTTGAATTTCAAAAAGAACTTCAAGACAAATGTCTTGAGGTTATTCAAAGAGTAACTGATGCTTTGTTGCCATATACTGGAGATACAGTTGAGTTATACAAATCAAACAATAAAATACGAGAATTTGAAGAAGGTTTTATAATATATAACGATACTGTTGTTGAAGCAACATCTGACGGATATGACGGAGAATTTTCCATAGCCTTAGCATTTGAATATGGTACTGGAATTGTAGGACAAGAAAGCCCTAAAGAAGGTGCTTGGGAATACAATGTTAATCAGCACGATAAAGGCTGGATATATTTTAAAAATGAAGCGTTTCATTTTACAAGAGGTTTGCAAGGATTTGAAATATATCGTGAATCAAAAAGAATAATTCAAGAAAGTTTATATGATTGGGTTACAACATATTATGGAAAGAGGTAATGTATATGGTTGAAAAATATGATGAAATTTTTGATAAATACAAAAAATTTATTGAAGAAAATTCACAATACAATGCTAGAGTTGTCAAATACAACACTAATACCTCAACCTATTTTCCATTGATTACTTGTGTATTATCTAATAATACCGATACCAATTATTGCACAATAGACAAAATCGAATGTTACGAACAATTTTATTTTACAATAGATATTTATACAAAAAACAAAACTACAGGTACTAATGTAACTGTTGCTTCACAAATAATAAATGATGAACTTAGCAAATTAACAATGCAGTTCTTTGGAGAAAAATTAAATATGAAAAAAACTCTAAACAGACCTACTCCAAATTTAGATAGCAGTATATTGAGAAAAACAATTCAATATCAATGCTTAATAGGTAATGCTAGAGGAAATATAATAAGGAGATGAAAATATGGCTTTTAATAGCGTAGAAGATAGAGCTTTATCAGAACACAGAGGTTCAGCTTTATTAATGAAAAAAGCAAATGGTAAATATTCTATTTTATTACCAGTTGAAGGTACTGGAGAAAATGGTTCTACTCCAGCACAATTAGATAAAACAGCTATTGGTAATCCACAAGCTACTTCTGTAGAAGGAAGAACAGAGAACCCACAAAAAACTATTCCTTTCTTTACTCATAGAGATAACATTAATATTCTTGAAAGTATTAAAGGTGAAACACATGACTTCTTAAGACTATTACCAGATTTTACTGGATTTAAATATAGTGGTCAAGTAAGTTATATGGCTAATAACACAGATGTAGGAAGCCTAGAACAAGGACAAATTACTATTACTCCAACATCAAGTGATGAGTATGTAGAAAACTGCTATTCTTTAGTAGAAGATACTGTAGTATTTACAAGTGCTATAGATGAAGTTGTTGAATTAAAAGGAACTGCTTCAAAAGTTATTGCATTATCTACTAATCCAGCAGGAGCTACAATTACTGCTACACTAGCAACTGGAGGAAGTTCTTATGCAACAGCTAATATTTCTGGAAGCAATTTAACAATTACAGGAGTAACTGCTGGTTCAACAATCGTAACTGTTACTGCTTCTAAGAGCGGTTTTGCTTCATTTAACAGAACAATCTTAGTAATAGTTGAATAATAAATAATAAAAGGAAAATAGGAGGAATTATAATAATATGAAAAGAACTGAAGTTGTAACTTTAGGCGGAAAAGAATATACATTAGAATTAAATAGAGATAGTTTTATTCAAATTGATAAAATTTGCGATATACAGAAATCTTTAGAAATAATTCAAAGAGGATTATATGATTATGTTGACGAAATTGATGATGATTATAATCCGCTTGAATCTATACCAAATGAAGAGAGCATGGAAAAGGAAATAGAATTAAAAGAAAATACTCTTAAAAAAATAGTAGAAAGAGCCTTCTTTATATGGCTATATCCTAATCATAAATTGCCAATTTCAGAAGTAAAAAAAATAATTGACCCTTACTTTGAGTCAGAAGAAAAATCTAATGAAATAGGTATAATGCTTGGAAAATATTTGGAAGAATGTGTATCTATAAAGCAAAATTATGACGAGCAGGAAAAAAACTTGAAAGCCCAAGCCAACAAGTAGAGGAACAAGAAGAAGATATTTTAAAAAAATATCATAATTCTTATTATGAATATTATTGTAATTATCTTTTTCCACAAGCAATAGAATACGGTATGAGTGCAGACGAATTTTGGAAAGATGACCCACAATTGTTTGTATCGTACCGTATTTCTTTTATTAATAAGAAAAAACGTGAAATGGAAGAATTTGATTACAAGAGTTGGCTACAAGGGCTTTACATACATGACGGAAATGGTAAATTAATGGCTTCACTTAAACAATTTTTGCATAATATAGTGGCTGGATTTGGCAAATCTCCTAAAGACAAGTCAGATATACCAACTTATCCAGAAAAGCCTTACACAGAGCTTGAAAAGGACCAAAAAGCAGCTAAAAAGAAACAAGAACAAAAAAGCAAGTATAGAGAATATGAAGAATCATTAATTTACTTTGGAACAATGAAACAAAGATATGCTGAAAGCATATCAAATTCTCATAAGAAAGGAGAGTGAGAATTATGGATAAAGAAGTAAGCATAGTTTTTAATAATGAAATAAAAAATCAAAACAAATTAAAAGAATACACAGAACAATTAAAAACAATTAAAGCGTTTGCTTCTGCGTTAGACAAAAAAACAATTGCTGATATAAATGTTGCTGCTTCTAACATTAAAAATGTAGGAACAAAAATGAACACAGCATTTAATTTGTTAGGAGCAAGAGAATTTACAAGAACCATGTCAAGATTAGTTAAAACTATGGCATCTTTTGTTAGCAAATCAAGCGATTACTTAGAAAATATAAACTTATATCAGGTTGCATTTGACGGAAACTATAAAAGTGCTGATAGATTTATTAAAAAAATGTCTGAAATGTATGGTCTTGATGAATCTTGGCTAACAAGAACTGTTGGTATATTTAGACAATTATCTAATGCAATGAATTTATCTTCTGAAAGCGGAGAAAAATTAGCAACATTAATGTCGCAAATGTCATTAGACATTTCATCATTATATAATATCGATATTGATAGAGCTAGTAGTGTATTGCAAAGTGCATTAGCAGGGCAAACAAAGCCAATAAGAGGTGCCACAGGTGCCGATATTACACAGACAACTTTACAAACAACATTAAGTAATTTAGGCATTGATAGAGCAATAGACCAATTATCTTATGCTGAAAAAAGATTAGTAATTATAATATCACTAACCCAACAATTAAGAGCGTCAATTGGCGATATGGGAAGAACTATTGAATCACCTGCAAACCAAACAAGAGTTTTAAAGGAGCAATGGGAAAGATTAACTCGTACTATTGGTAGTGCATTTATGCCTGTTATAGCGAAAATATTACCTTATTTAAATGCCGTTTTAATGGCATTAACAGAAATAGTAAAATTAATTGCTAGTTTATTTGGCTATAAAGTTGAAGATTTTGACTACTTTACGGGAATTTCCGATAGCGTTTTAGATTTAGAAGATTCTTTAGGCGGAGCTACATCTGGAGCAAAAGACTTAAAGAAAGCATTATCTGGATTAAGAGGCTTTGATAAACTAAATGTAATTACCACTCCAAGTAAGGCTTCTGGCGGTGTTTCTGGAGGAGCTGGTGGAACCGGTATTAGCGGAGATATATTAAAAGCGTTTAATGACGCTTATGATGAATATCAAAAAAAACTTGAAAAAATAAGAATGAAAGCCGCAGATATAAAAGATTCTATAATGAGAACATTAGGCTTCCATAGAGAATTAAATAAAGAAACCGGCGAATGGGAATGGAAATATGGTGGAATTGGAGCTACAATAAAAGGATTATGGAATTTGTTTAAAAAGCTTAATGGTGTAACAAAAGCATTTATAGCTTTGGGTCTTGCCACTGTAATTGCAAAATTATTTACTTTATTTAAAAAGTTAAGCGGAGTATTCACAGGAGGAATACTTAAAAGCATGACCAGTTTAGTTAAAAGCATGGGTACTTTTGCTACTACAGCAATAAAATCTACTGGAGGTTTAAAAAACTTAACAGAAGGCTTAAAAATGGGTATTCAATCTTGGAGAGAACAAGAAGGCATTATTGATAAAACAACTGGAAAATTAAATGGATTTCAAGGAGTTGTTGCAGGAACTAAAAATGTATTGCTAGGATTGACAGAAGCTTATGCTGGTATAAATGTTTTTAAAGAGGGTATCAAAGACTTAATTGTAGAAGGCAATAGCCTAAAAAACACTTTTGAAACGGCAGGTGGTGCAATTTTAACAATATTTGGTGGAGTTCAAGCCGGTGCTGTATTTGGACCTTGGGGAGCTGCTGTTGGAGGTGCTGCATCTGCTGTTGGACTATTAATAGGTGCTTTAGAGGGTGCAAAAGAAGCTCAAAACCGATATAATATTGAAATGGAAAAAAGCTTAGAAAGTTCAAAAATTGCTTATGATGCTAGAATGGAAGAAGTAATTCTTGCTGAAACATATACAGAAAAGCTAAATGATGTTATAAATGCCGATGGAACAGTAAAAAAAGGCAAAGAAGAACAAGCAGAATTCATTTTAGGCGAATTATCTGACGCTTTGGGTCAAGAATATAAACTTCAAGATGGTATTGTGTATATTAACGGAAAAGTTGCTGGCTCTTTAAATGATATAAAAATAAAAACAAAAGAATATATAGAACAATTAAAATTACAAGCTTATGTTGAGGCATATAAAGATTCTTATGTTAAAGCATTACAGCAACAAGCAGAAAAGCAAGCCAAATTGAATGAATTGGATAAAGAATATGAAAGGCAAAAGAAATTAATAAATGATAGTGATAAACTATCTGCTGACCAAAAGGCAAAAGCTTTGGATGAATTAAAAATAAAATATAACAATTTAAAACAAGATGTTGAAAGCAAATATTCAAAATCTTCTCAAGTTGTCAAAGATTATGAGTCAATGGTTAAGGCTGCAAGCGAAGGAAATATTAAAGAAGCAACCAAATATTTTGATAAGATAGCAACAGCTTCTACAAAAGGATTAGACGAAGAAGCCAAGAAAATATCTAGTTTTGCAACAGACGTTGAGAACAAGTCAAAAGGAATGGCTGTATCAGGATTAAATTATGCCACTCAATGGGCAGAAGGTGTTGGAAAATTACAGCCAGAAATAAATGTCGATTATAAACTTCCTAAACCAGCATCTATACAGGACGCTGTAACAAAATCATTAAAAGACACAAAAGGAACTGTAAATATTGAATATAAAATCAAAGGCGGCTCAGGAACAACAACAACAGCAAAGGCTGACGGAGGAATATTTGTAAACGGAAGTTGGCTTCCAATAACCAATTATGCAGTTGGTGGTATACCACCTGTTGGTCAAATGTTTGTTGCAAGAGAAAAAGGACCAGAATTAGTAGGAAAAATAGGCAGCCATACCGCAGTAATGAATAATGACCAAATTGTTAGTAGCGTAAGTAATGGCGTATATAACGCTGTAAGAACAGCAATAGGCGGTTCTCAATCTTCAAATCAAGTATTTAATATTTATTTAGATGAAAATCATAAATTAGGAACATATACATTAGAACAATTACAAGGAATGGCAAAAACTAATGGGAAACCAATTAGTATAGGATATTAAGGAGATGAGTTATAATGAATGACTATACAAAATTATATATAAGACCGTGGGGAAGTTCAGGAAGTTATAATGAATTTCCTTACGCCATTGCCGGCGTTAATACAATGCCAGAGCATGATAGAAGTGCAAACGATGTTGATTTAGATGCTTATACCAACACAGCCGGAAAAACAATAAGAAATAGAGTTCGAGCTAATGTAGCAAGCCTTGAATTTTCAGTATCAGTTATGAGTGGCGACGAGTTGAAAAACTTTTTTGATAGAACTAAAAATGTATGGTTGGATTGTAAATTCTTTTATGAACCAGAATGGAAATGGGTATCTAAAAAAATGTATAGAAGCGGAACAGTTAAATATCATGCTTATTATGTAGATAAAACAAATCCACTAAACAATATCTATACAGATATAGAATTTCAGTTTGTAGAGGAGTAATGTTTTATGGCATATAGAAATTTTGAACATTGTACTGAACAAGAATATAAGCAAATTATTTATAGCGGAGAAGCAAAAAACAAATTAAGAATAACTTTTGATGGTGTAGATTTAGAAGATGCTGATTATTATTGTGAGAAAATAACTAGAATTTCTAGGATAATACCTGATGACGGTCAAAAAAGATTATCTCTCGACAATTTTGTTTCTCAAGAAATAGAGGTTGTATTACACAATGTTGATGAAAGTATTATAAAAGACCAAGTTGTTATTTCAATAGGAACATTAGTAGGATATAACAGCTTAGAAGAGATATATGAATATATCCCTCTTGGAGTGTTTAATATTCAAGACACGCCTATTACAGACAAAAACAAAATAACAATTAAATTGAGAGATAATAGAGTTAAATTTGATTTTAATTATGATGCTAAAACATTAATTGATAGCTCTGGAGGCTCAGTTACTAAAAAGCAAATATTGTTTGATATATGTAGCAAAGCAGGAGTTAATCAAATAGTTTCTATCCCAAGCGTATCTTCTTTTTTAGGAGAAGATGATGTTATTGGAATATATGACAACACCATTACAGCAACGCAATATATTTCTTATTTAGCGGAACAAGCTGGTGCTATAGCTACAATTAATAGATATGGAGAATTGATATTTGTATATTTAAACGATTTAATCACATATCGTATACCTCTTAGCATAGTAGAAAAGTACGAGTTGGGAACACCTTTTATAATACAAAGAATAGTATACGAAGATGCGATTAGAAAATTTGAAAAACACTCAGAAAACCTTTCGCTGACGGGCGGAGAGTTTGATGCTAGTACATTATACTTAAACACAGAAAATCCATATATATCATCTCAAGAACAAGTTGAAGCAATATTTGATATAATAGAAAATGCTGAAATAGATAGTGTTGTAACAGGAAGAATAATAGGTAATCCGGTAATAGACCCTTATGATATAATAGAAATATATGATGATGAAAGTCCAAGCCAACCATCAATATTTAAAACATTAGCTAGTCAAAAATTTACATATACCGGAATAAATATTGCAGAATTTAGTACTTTAATAGGGCTAGAATCAAGAACTGAAAATGTATCTAATATTGGCGAGGCTTCATTTAGAAATTGGGCAAGAACTCAAATAGATAATGTTAATGGAGAAATAATTCTTCAAGCAGGAAGAATAGATGAAACAAATAATAATCTCCAAAATAATTATTATACAACTGGACAAGTAGATACCTTAGTACTAAATTCAGCAACAGGTATAACAAATACTTTTAGTGAAGCTGGTGGTAATAACGTATTAAGAAACACAAGATTTTTTGCTCAAGAAGTATTAGAAGTTGGTCAAGTATATGAATATTGGTATGGAAATGTAGAAAAAACTACAAATGATAATGCAGCAAATGGCATTTCTATATTATTGCAAGATAATTTATTATATCAAACGCAAAACGTAGCAAATGGAAATTACACTTTAAGTTTTGCCTATAATAAAACGAACCCTTTAGCTACTTGTAAAGTTATAATAAATGGAACTGAATATGAATTAGAAAATGGTAGTAACACGTTTCAAACGGGTGTAGGTAGTATATCTGCTATACAAATTAATTCAAATCAGGTAACAATAGGATTTTCTAGTACCATAGCTAATGCTTGTGAAATATATGACATAATGTTAAATGCTGGTACTGTTAAACTTGCATATTCACAAAATCAAAACGAAACAGTTACAAATACAGTTAATATATCAAAAGGAATAACAATAACGGCTAGCGACAAAAATGTTAAGTTTGTTGCTACACCAGATGGAATAAGAATTAAAAATAAAGACACAGACACTAATGTAACATATTTTACTGATAAAGGAACAGAAACAGATAATTTAAAAGTTAAAGATAGTGCTGAAATAGTAGGGATATATAGACAGAAAGTAGGTAATCAAATATGGGACAGTATGGTTTAATGAAATTAGATATTCAAAGGTTTGCTGCTTCTGGTTCGGTATCTTGTACTACTTTAAGTCAAGATATAGGAAGTAATAGTTCGGTAGTAAGAATAACTTTCACCGTTAGAAGAACAAGTGGAAGCACATATTGGAGCGATAACAAAACAGCTACCATAAATTGTGATGGGCAAACAAAGACAGCTTCTATTAAACTGCCATCAAATGTAACAAGCTCTAGCTGTTATGCTGATTTTACTGTTGGACACGCAGCCGATGGAACAAAAACAGTTAGCTTTAGTGCAAGTGTTTATCCGGGTTCAAGTATAGGTACAATAAGTGCTAGTGGAAGTGCTACTTTAGCTACTATACCAAGATATGCTAATATAACATCATTTAGCGTATCTATGCGAAATGAAACAAGCGTACAATATAATTGGGCAGCAGACGCAGTTTGTGATTATGCTTGGTATTCATTAGATGGTTCAAATTGGTATGATTTGCCAAACAGTGGAGTTGTTGGCGGTTTATCTTCTGGAACACAATATGGTTTTTATTTAAGAGTTAGAAGAACTGATAGTCAATTAACAAGTACGGCTGGTCCAGTTTATCAATCAACATATTATTATCCACACGTAACCGGATGTACAAGTGCTAATATAGGAAACCCTATAACTGTTTATATATATAACCCATTAGGAAGAACTTATACGTTACAATTAATAAGTACAAACAATAATCAAGTTGTTGGTACTTATACAGGCTCATCTACAACAGATGTAACTGGATTTGCTGACGCTGGTTCGCAAAACGCAATGTATGCTTCTATACCAAATTCTACGCAAGGGCAATATAGGACAAAATTAGTAAGTGACTATGGAACTCACGAATGGGATAGTAGAGGTTATGGAAATTATTATGTTGATACAAATACATCAAAGCCTGATTTTAATTTATTTACTTGGGAAGATATAAACCCAACAACTTTAGCACTAACCGGAGATAATAGTGCCGTTATTAAAAACTATTCTAATATACAGGCAACAATTCCAGTAGCTAATAAAGCAACTCCAAATAATTATGCTTCTATAATAAAATATGAATTTGCTTGTGGAGATAAAACCTCACAAGACCCTATGGCATATAGTTCTAATGAAGATGTAACAGGAACGATAACTGGAGTTCCATCTAATACATTTAAAGTAAGAGCAGTAGATAGTAGAGGGCTTAATTCAGGCTATGTAGAATTATCAGCATTAGATTTTATAGATTATACTCCTTTGGCAAAAACAAGTGGTAGCGTACATCGTGTAGGAGAAGTTAGCGAACAAGTTGAGTTAAGCTTTGAAGCACAAATAGATTTAGAAGATTTTGGAGATGTAACAAATTCAATTAAAAGTGTAACTTATGGATATAAACTTGCTTCTGACGCTAATTATACAACCGGAGAAACAGTTATAACTCCAACAGTAGGTCAAGATGGCAAAGTAACTTTTACTGGTTATATCAAGGGAGATAAACCCAACGGATTTGATGTATCAAATGTATATTCAATAAGATTAACCGTTGAAGATGAATTATCAAGTATATCTTGGGAATTTACATTGCAAAGTGGAACTCCGCATTTAGCTTGGCATAAAGATGGACTATCTGTAATGCAAAAATATGACGAAACGCTAGGCGGTGCATTTCAAGTAAATGGAGTTAGACGAGATGGGGTTTATTCAACTGAAGAGCAAAAAATAGGATATTGGACAGATAAAAACGGAACAACAAAGCCTTTGTATAGAAAAACAATATATAGCACAGTAAGTTTTTCTGCTTCTAGCACAATGGTTGCATACACAGTAGCTCATAATATTGATAATGTAGAAACAATAATGATTGATGCAGGACATTCTTATTGTTGGAGTTCAGGAGAAGGAGTGTTTTATCCTGTTACAGGCGATTATATTGTAAATGGAAGTGTTTATGTTTCTATAAGAAGTGCTGTGGGGACGTATGGAATACAATGTCAAATAATGAGCATTTATGGCGGCTCTCAAGATTTTTGCTGGACAATAGAATACACAAAAACAACAAATACACCTGTTAGTTTATAAAAGCACTAAATTTGGTGCTTTTTTATTTGTGTGATATACTTATATTAGAAAGGATTTGATTAGATGGAAGATATTGAAATAAAAATATCTAAAAAAAGTAGAATGGTTGATTTATCTAAATCTAAAATAGGTAATGAAGCTGAAAATCTACAAGGTAACCTAGTCTTTAGCTTTAAAGATGAATTTGTAAATGGACAAGCTAGACTAGAACTAACTATTGATGGGCAAGATAGTTGGATACCACTTCTTAAAGAAGAAGAAACATATTATTGCCCTATTAAATCGGCTATAACTAAAAAAGGCAAAATAGAAATGCAACTTGTTATAACTGAAAACGAAGATGAAGATGGAATACCTATTTTCAAAAGTAATGTGTTCTATGTATGGGTAGAAAGGTCTATCAATGCTGAAATAGAACAACCAGAAGAATATCCTACTTGGATAGAAATAGCTAACGAAAAGCTAAACCAAATGGATAATCTAGACATAGATGCAACTAAAGCAGGAGATACTGCAACTGTTACTATAACTAAAAAAGATGGAACAAAAGAAAGCGTTGAAATAAAAGATGGAGAAACAGGACCACAAGGAGAAACTGGGCCAGCAGGACAAGACGCTAAAATTAATGGTGTGAATACTATTAACATACAAGCTGGAGATAATATTAGTATAGACCAAATTGGAAGTACAATGAAAATAAGTGCTACTGGTGGTGGGGGTGCTAGTGAATATGTTGTTAGACTAACAAAAGACAATGATGAGATAACAGCTGATAAATCTATTAATGAAATGGTACAAGCATATAATGAAGGCAAAGAAATTGTAGGAGAATATATAGATGAAGAAATAGGTGTTAATGTGTTATTAAATGCTTCATTCATATATCCTTCAAGTAGTTCACCATTAATAGAATTGAGTTCTTTATTTGATAGTGGAGATGATTTTAATTCAATAGCGTTATTAGGGTTTACTGAAGATAACACAGACACTTGGACTTTATTTATGAGGGAAATAGCTTATACTGCTGGAACTGGAATAGAAATAACCGAAGGGAATGTTATTAATAACACATTGCCTAATAAAATAATATCTATAACAGTTGACGAACAAACAATGGAACTAGATAAAACAGCAGGAGAGATAAATAGTTTAATTGAACAAGGCTATCTTATTTTATTAATGGGAAGATTAATGTTCATAGAAGAATATGATAGCTCTCGTAACAAACTATACGCTTACTTTTATTCAGGTGGTTATGCAACAAAATTTACTATAACAGGAAATCAAGTAACAGATTATGAAAGTTTAGATGTTGTATATGATAATCATTATACTCATACTGATAATAATTTTACTAATGCAGATAAAAATAAATTAGATGGTTTAGAAAACAAAATTATAACTGTTAATGCAAATCAACAAACAATGCAATTAGACAAAACTGCTGATGAAATAGAAAATTACTTAAATAACGGATATATAGTAATGACATTGGGTTATCAAGTATTTAGAAAAGATTATAATTCTTCTACACATACAATACAATTAGCTATATTCTTTGGCTCATTTGGACAAGTATTAACAGTTACAGGAAATCAAGTAACTGGCGTATCTGAATATTTTTATGTAAATGACCAAAACTATGTCCATACAGACAACAACTTTAGTTCTTACTATAAAGACAAATTAGATAATGCTCCTGAGGTTTTGGATTTAACCCAATATGTTGCAGGAGATACAATATCAGATGCTAGTATAGTAGCAAAATTAAAAGACGCAAGAACAATTATTTATTATGATGGAATATATTATAGATTAGCTGCAATATATGGCACAGGTTATGTATACACAACAATGAGTGGAACAGACCACGGACAATGGATAACGTTAAATTATAGAAGTGAATATGATGATTTTTATTTCTATGAAAATGACACTGCATATTGGGAAGTACCAAGCCATAGAGTGCAAAATTTAAACAACCCAACAACAGACACTTATCCAAGTACATTAGCGGTATATAATGCTTTACAAAATGCTGGTGGAGAAAATTATTTTGTAAATATAAAGCCTGATTATATAAATGATTTGTCAAAATCTACAATTCAAAAAATAATTGATAATATGTTGAGCAATTTATTAAATCAATGTTATTTAATTAGGGACCACAACGGTTATAGAGATTTTGATATATATATGGCTTCTTTAAGCGATGCGTTATCAACATCAACTACAAGCTATGTTTTAAATGTTTGGGGTATAAATATTAAAGATAGCTTTGGAATAAATAATGCAGGTATTCCAATCAATAAACAAGCGTATAATGTTACAATATCTTGGAGTAATAATATTCCAACCGTGTCAACAATAAGCAAAAGTGGTTCTTATGGTGGAACAGTAATACCAATTAACGGGTACAATACTGCTTGGACACCATCAACAAATTATTCTCCAGCTAGTAAAAAATATGTAGATGATAGTATAGCAAGTATTCCTAGCGGTGGTGGAGATAGCGTATATTTAGGATATCTAAATGATTTTACTTCTTCAAATAGATTAGATTTAACAAATCTTGAAACAGGCTTGTATATAATAAAAGTTCCTAATCTTTCAGATTGGACTTCAACCAAATTATATTGCAAAGCTGATAATAATGGAACTGATATACTTGGAGATTTTACTTTTTATAATGGAACAGGAACAATAGCATATAATTATTTGATTTTAAATATAACTAATAAAATATCTGATATGACTATAACTTCTAGTGCAACTCAATTTGGAAGATTATGTTTTATAAGTATTGATAGTCAAGGAACATTAAGATATCAGATTGATACATTAAGAATTAAAACAACAGGTATGAATTATAATTCTGATACTTCAACTGTTTATGGTAAAGATATGACAACATATACAGGTTATGACGCAACAAAGACACAAACATTAAAGAATGTAAATGGAACATTAACTTGGGTAGATGATTAAAAGAACACCAATTATGGTGTTTTTTATTTACAAAAAAATAAAAGTATAGTATTATAGTCGCTTGATTGGGGTGAATGGATGAAAACAATGGAGTTTTATTACGATTATACAAAAGAAGCATATAATTACATTATGGCAAGTAATATTTTGAGAAATAGAGATAAAAAGATTCTTAGAGCATTAGTTGAAGGTAAGAAAACTAAAGAAATAGCATACGATAACAAATGTTCTTATAGAACTATATGTAGCAGAAGAAAAGAAATTTTTGAAAAGACAAAATGCTTGATGGATTATACTCTTGAAGATGGAGATATTGAAGAGTATTATTTGAAACACCAAAAAAGAAATTTGAAGGTAACTAATTCAGATAATCTTAAAGTGGTAAAAGAAGAAACTTATTTATTTAAAGTATACCTTTTAACCTTTCCTAACAGCAAAGTTTATGTAGGAATAACAAGTAGAGAAGAAAACAAAAGGTGGAAAGAAGGAATTGGTTACGCAGATAACGAATCAATGTATAATGATATATTGAAGTATGGTTGGTTAAATATAAAGAAAAACATACTCTATAAAGATTTAACATTTGAAGAAGCGAGAGATAAAGAAAAAGAATTAATTATAAATTATAAAAGCCATTTGAAAAAATATGGATATAACAAAAATTTTTAATGGAGGTGCAATTTGAAACTAATACAATATACATATAATTATGAACCTGAAATGTATAAATACATTCTATCTTCTAATATTTTAAATAAGAAGAAGAATGAACACAAAATATTTAAGGCTTTAGTAGATGGCTATTCGTGTAAAGAAATAGGCGATAAGATTCATTATAGCGAAAGAACCATACAAAATAGAAGAAAAGATATTTATTTTAAGACTAAAAAGTATATGATTTAAAATATACTTTTTTATTTGCTTTAAAAATTACACAAAAATTACACAAATATAAACGAAAAAGTTACACAATTTTGCATTATCTTTGCGTTGTTATTTCTGTTTTTTGTGATACCATACGAACTTGAAAGAGGGATAGTATGTATCAAAAGTTAAAAATAAAACCAATATATGATGATTTTCTTGAAAATGTATCGCTTACTGATGAACAAAAAAAGATACTAGATATGTGGCTAAGCAGGGAAACAATACTTAAAATAAGTATGGAAATAGGTATGAGCGAAAGAACAGTAAATTATGAAATAAAAAAGATAAAAGAATTGTTTTCTGATTATTATAATTTAACTATGTTAAGAGCGTATTTGTTGATGTAAATATTTGCATTTAGGTTGCGTAATTGCAGCCTTTTTTTATTGTAAGCTTTTATTGTAGCAACGAGAAATCGGTGCTATTAGAAGGAGATGTAAATTCGTTATTTTGTTTAAAACACAATTTAATGAAGCTTGCATCTCCATTTTTTATAGGAGGAGATATTATGTATAACAACCCTTACGCTACTATCTATAATTCTCAGGCTAATATAGATAGAATTAATAATCAAATTGCTGAATTAGAAAGATTAAAGAGTCAAATCCCTACGCAGACTATGCAACAACCCGCAAGTCTAACTCAAAACTTTCAATTAGCCCCAAACAATAATTTAAGCGTAATGAGATATTCCGATTCTATTGATGAAGTAGAAAAAAATGTTGTTATAGGCGATACTCCTTTTTTTAGTAAGGATTTAAGCGTAGTATGGATAAAAAATACTAAAGGAGATATAAAAACTTATGAATTAAATGAGATATTGCCTAAAGATAGTAAAGATATTCAAATAGAATATTTACAAGCTCAAATCGAAGAATTGAAAGGAATGATAAGAAATGATGAACTTTCTTCAAATGTTAATGCAGAACAAAATGCAACAAATACCCCAAAATATGATGAGCCAATTAGAACAACAACTAAAAAGACAGAACCCACAAGCGTTCAAAAAGTATCAGGAAGCAAGAAAAAATAATAATCCTAATGACTTATTAAATGAAACAGTAAATAATTTTACTCCACAGCAAAGAAAACAATGGGATAGTATGATGAGTATGTTTAATCAAAAGCAAGGTTAAGAGCCTTGTATGAGGGTGTTTGCTAGGTAAATGCCTTCATATAAAGCTCCTAGCACTTTAAATACAATAGAAAGGAGATTATTATGAACGGAGGAAATGGTATTCAACCAACTGTTGAATTAGCTACTACTAACGGAAATGCTTATCCTTATCCTGTTTATCCTATGATGGGTGGATATGGTAATGGTGGGTTTGGATATGGTGGAGATTGGATTTGGATAATCTTATTATTTGCTTTGTTTGGAGGTTGGGGAAATAACGGAAACGGTGGTTTCTTTGGAAACAACTTTGATGACGGATACGCTTGGCTATCTAATGGGCAAAAAGAAATTATGCAAAATACCAACAATGGATTTAATACTTTACAATTAAGCAACGATATTCAAGATGTTACTAATGGTATTAATTCTTTATCTACACAACTTTGTAACTCAACTTACACAATTAACGACAGCATCAAAGATGGTTTTTATGGTTTAAATACTTCATTCTTAAATTGTTGTTGTGAAAATCGTTTAGGATTAGCTGACCTAAAGTCAACTATCATAAGCGAGAATTGTGCTGATAGAGAAGCATTATCTAATGGAATTAGAGATATAATTTCTAGCCAAACAGCTTCTACACAACGCATATTAGACCAATTATGTCAAGATAAGATTGACGCTAAGAACGAAAAAATTACCGACTTACAAAGAGAAATCTTAATGAAAGATTTACAAGCAAGTCAAGTAGCTCAAACTGCTGACATTAGAGCTAATAATGCTGTTGTAGCAAATCAATTAGTATCTGAACTTCGTAGTTGTCCTATTCCAGCTCAACCAGTATACGGAAACACTCCAATATTTACTTGCAATGGAAATAGTGGATGTGGTTGCACTGGAAACTTCACTACAAGTCAATTTATTTAATAGCATAGAGTAGAATACTACATACCTGAATACAGGAACTTGCTAACATATTCCCTTTATAGGGAAACGTGAGGATAGGCAAGTCTTATCCTCTTTTATTTATGAAAGGAGAAATATATATGATAGAAACAATTATTAATGAACCAGTAGCTTTGCCAAGTAATGCAAGCCCAATAACTTTTGATGAAACAGACATTAGGACAAGATGTGCTACTTGTAATTGCAATGGATGGTTAGATTATTCAAATGGTAATCCTAACTTTAAAATATTTGGAAATGGTTATACAGGTTATTATGACGTAGAATTTAGTGCATCAGTTAGTACAGCAACTGCTGGTGTTGTAGCAATAGGATTATATCAAGATGGCGTTTTAATTCCTGATACAGTTAGAGCAGTAACACTTGCAGCAGCAGATGATTATGAAACAATTTCTTTTGATAAAAAATTAAGAGTCTGCCCTCGTGGAACAACCAATATATCAGTTCAAAGCGTTCCAAGTTTACCTACGCCAACCACACCTACAACTCCAATATCAACTACTCAAGCAATTATAACTAATGCTACATTTAGCATAAGTAGAATCTAATGAAAAGCCCAGTAGATAATTTATCTTTGGTATTGCAAGCGTTAAGCTTACAAATATTGTTTCAAGACTATAACAATACTGACTTAATGCAAGAACTGCAAAAGCAAGACGCCCAATATTTTGAAGTGATTATAAAAAATCAAGAAGAAATATTGAATATCCTTAAAGAAGGGAGGAAAAATTAATGGAAGATAAAATAACTAAATTTACGGAAAAATACATAGAAGAAATTTTAAAAGAAGATTTGAATAGTAATAACTTAGATAATCTATACAAATTAATTGATATTTATAAAGACGCAAAGGAGGTAGAAAGTATGAATTACGGAAATTATAATGGCTATGGCTATGGTGCTAATTATGGTAACTATGGAAGAGAAAACTATGGTCGAGGCGGTTACGGAAACTATGGCGAATACGGTAATTATGGAAGAAGAGGCGTAGACGCTAGATACCGTGGAGATGAAGAATTAGATAGAATGGCTGGAGAGTATGGAAGATACCAAGAAAGTAGAAACAGATACGGTGCTGGTCAAGAAACTGATAAGAGTTTTCACTATATGGTAAAGTCTTTAGAAGATTTTATTAAGGTATTGGAAGAAGAAGCTGAAACACCTCAACAAAAACAACAACTAATGCAAGCTCTACAAAACTCAATGAGATAATATGTATAAATTTTACAACAATAATAGCTTAGGTTTATTTGAAAACGATTGTACTGTTCGCAGCATATCAACTGCTACAGGAAATAGTTGGGATGATACTTACGAACATTTAAGTAATATAGCAAGATTAAATGGAACTATGATGGATGATAAAGACTTTATTAAAGCTTATCTCGACAAAAGATATTATAGAATAGATGATATACCTAGAACTGTAGGCGAAGTTTCTGGTGCATTTCCAGATAATATATTATTAATTACAATGAACGGGCATATTGTTTGTTCAAAATATGGAATAATATATGATAGTTTCGATTGTAGAGATAGAATTGCAGAATATTGTTGGATAGTTAAATAAGAGGCAAATTTTGCTTCTTTTTTTCTAATATGATATAATACAAACATAGAATTGGAGGCAAGATATGAAAAAGTTTTTCAAAAAACTATGGGCTAACAGACCATTTAGAACATTTCTACAAGGATTTGTAGGAACTTTTGCGGGTTCTTATATTGTAGATATGGATTTTAATGCTATAAAGGCATTAATAATAAGTTCTGTAATGGCTGGTATAAGTGCATTAATGCTTATAAACACTGGAGAGGAGGAATAGTATGAAATGTAGAGTATTAAAAGGTGGACAATGTGCCATAACTGTTGGATATAGTACAACTCATAGAGCAGTAGATATAGTAGGCTTAAATGGAACTAAACACGTTGCAGATTATGTGCTTGCTCATACAGAAGGAATTGTTGTATGGATACAAACAGGACAAAAAAATAATACTAAAGCTAAAGGAAATGCGACTTATGGAAATTGTGTTAAATTAAAACATCCAAACGGATATTATACTTTATATGCACATTTAAAAAATGTAAATGTTAAATTAAATCAAAAAGTATCTAAAGGACAGACCTTAGGGTATATGGGAGATACAGGTAAAGCTTATGGAATACATTTGCACTTAGAAGTAAGAAATGAAAAAGATGTTAAAATTAATCCTACTAATTATCTTGACGCAGATTTACCTGCAACAAAAGATATGTATCAAATTTATGACAATGTAAAAAACAAATGGTTGCCAAAAGTTGCTGTTGGAAGTAATGACTATGCAGGAAACTTTGGACACGGAGTAAGTGGAGTAAAGGTTTCAAATTATACATATCAAGCCCACGATAAAATAAAGAATAAATGGCTACCTTGGGTTTACGGCGACTCTGATTATGCAGGAAATTTACCAAACGATATAGATGGTCTTAGAATTAAAAATGCCATTTATAGAGTACACCTTAAAGGTGGTGGCTGGTTAGATTGGGTAGATAAAGCGGATAGTACAGCTCAAGGATATGCAGGAATATATGGAAAGACAATAGACGCAGTTCAAATTAAGTAAGACGCAAATATGCGTCTTTTTTATTTTCTAAAATTTAGTGTTGACATTTGTATCACGAGTGGTATAATTAAATCAAGCTAGAAGGGAGAAGGATAAAATGAAAAGCGAAGAACCGATTATGAAAGTTCAAAAAAATGTAGACAAAACAAAGCATAAAATGGTTATTCCTAAAATCTTTATTGATAAATATGGATATAGCTATTATATGTATGTCTATGAAGATAAAATAATCATTAAACCATTAACAAAGAAGGAGGGATAATTATGGAAAAATTTGAAGATTCTGAAGCTATGTTGTACACTGATTTTAACTCAAGCCTTAAGATATTTGAAGAATTACCAGATAAAGCAAAAATATTAGCAATGTTATATTGTGGATTTGAATTACCTGAAATAATTGAGCTTAATTTAGAAATGTGTGAAAGTCCAATTGAAAAAATTTTTTTATTAGCGTTTGAAATTGTTAATAAACATAAAAAAACTGATATTTTTATTTCTCCTCAAGTGGAAATTGTTGGAACTAAAAAAGATTATATTGCTGATTTCACAATAGAATATGATGAAATATGTAATCCTGATTTTAAAAAAGATTTTGCCTTAATTATAGAATGTGATGGATACGATTTTCATCAAAAAACAAAAAAGCAAGTAGAATATGATAATAATAGAGAATATGATTTAAAAATGATTGGGTATCAAATAATAAGATTTAGTGGAAGTGAGATATATAACAATCCTTTAAAATGTGCTTTAAAAGTATTTGATTATATAGACAAAAAAGCTTATGATAACTAAATTCACATTTTATAAAAATTATTATGAAATAATAAAATTTCTTCCTGATAAAGATAAGCTAACTTTGTATAATGCAATCTTAGAGTATATGTTCGAAGATAAAGAACCAGAGTTAAAAAATCTTTTGCAAGGAATATGGGTTAATATAAAAATGCCATTAGATACCAATAAAAGAAATGCTAAAAACGGTCAAAATGGTGGTAGACCAGCAAAATCTTTAGATAACCCAAAAGAAACCCAAACAATAACCCAAGATAAACCCAACAAAGAACCCAAAACAAAAGCAAATAATATTTCTTATTTCTTATTTCTTATTAATAATAATTCTAATACATATATTAATATATATAATAATAGTATTATAATAGAAAAGATTAAAGAATGGTTAACATATAAATATCAAAAGAAAACTAAATATACTGAAATAGGATTACAAAAATTAATAAATAAGATAGAAAAATGTTTGGAAGATTATGGGATTGAAAAAGTTATTGAAGTAATAGATTATAGTATGTCAAATAATTATCAAGGAATAGTTTTTGATAGACTACAAGAAAAAAATGGTGGTACTCCAGATTGGTTTAATAAAAAAAATGAGAAAAGCAAAGTTTCAAAAGAAGAAGAACAAGAACTTAATGAAATGTTAAAGGAGTTTAAATGAGAACAAAAGAAGATTTTAAAAATCACTATTTAGAAGAAATAAAAGATAAAGATATTTATACAGCTCACGAATATATAGAAACTTGTATGTTTTTAATTCAAATGGCTGATAAGCTTGACGAAGAAGATTGGAAAGCTTTAGATGCTCTGGGTGAGATAAAAAAAGATTTGGAAAGTAGGTTTGGTAAAAATGACTAGGCTCACAAAAGAAGAGTTTTTTAGAAGGCAACTTGAACAATGTAGATGGCAAAAGAAAAAAAACAAGTTTTTTTCTGGTGCTAAAAACATATATGAAGAACTTGATAATAGAATTTCGTTTATTAACAAAAATATTGAAAGCGGTATGAGAACTCATTTAGGTATACAAGAGAGTAAAGAAGAGATTTGGGCTTATAATAAAATCAAAAAAATATTAAAGAAAGAAGAAGAAGCTAATGAATGAGATTATTGTTTTAAAACAACTACCTGAAATAGTTGAACAACTTGATTTAGTATCTAAAGAAGTATCTAAGAAAGTAGAAACAGCAATGAAACTCGTTTGTACTGAAGATACAGTAAAGGAAGTTAAAAAGACTAGAGCAGAACTAAATAAAGAGTTTAACGAATTAGAATCTCAAAGAAAACAAGTAAAACAAGCTATAATGGCTAAATATGACGAGTTTGAAGATATTTACAAAGACAAGGTTGCTAATCTTTATAAACAAGCTGATACAGATTTAAAAGCTAAAATAGACAATGTTGAGCAAGAGTTAAAGGATGAGAAAGAAGTTGAACTTAAAACATTTGCTGAACAATGGTTTATATCTAAAGGCATAGAAGGATATGTTAAGTTTGAAGATATTGGATTAAACATAACTCTTAGTGCTTCTATGAAGTCTTTGAAAGACCAAATTGTAGAGTTTTGTGAAAAGGTAGAAAGCGATATTAAGCTTATTGAGCTTGAAGAATACAAAGAAGAAATACTTTTTGAATATCAAGAAACATTAGATTTTGCTGGCTCTAAACTAAAAGTTGTTGAAAGACATAGGCTTATTGATATGATGAAAGAGCTTCAAGAAAAAGAAGCTGAAAAAGAAAAAGCTGAAGAACAAATAGTTGAAAAGGTGGAAGAAATAATTGAACCACCAAAAGAAATAATTGAAGAATCTCAAACTGTTAGTGTTACATTTACTGTAACAGACACAGTAGAAAAAATAAGAAAATTAAAAGAATTTATGAAGGAAGAAGGTATAAATTATGAGTAATGAAATAGCAAAAACAGAGCCTAAAAGAGAACTTACTTTTGGGGCATATATGACAAGCAATGCTGTCAAAAATAGAGTTAATCAAATAATTGGAAATGAAAACGATGGAAAAAGATTTATTTCTAGTATCGTGAGTGCTGTAAGCACTAATCCAGCATTAGCTGCATGTACTAATGATAGTATCGTAAGTGCTGCACTATTAGGAGAATCTTTAAAGCTATCTCCAAGCCCACAATTAGGAAACTACTATTTAGTTCCATTTAACGATAAAAATAAAGGAAAAGTTGCTCAATTCCAACTAGGATATAAAGGCTATATTCAATTAGCTATTCGTTCAGGACAATATAAAAAGCTGAATGTATTAGCTATCAAAGAAGGAGAATTAGTTAAATATGACCCTTTAAATGAAGAATTAGAAGTTAATTTAATTGAAGATGAATTAAAAAGAGAAAAAGCAAAAACTATTGGTTACTATGCTATGTTTGAATATGTAAATGGCTTTAGAAAAACAATGTATTGGTCTAAAGAAAAAATGGAAGCTCACGCTTTACAATATTCTCAAGGCTATAAGGCGAAAAAAGGGTTTACATTCTGGGAGAAAGACTTTGATTCAATGGCATACAAAACGATGCTTAGACAATTAATAAGCAAGTGGGGAATTATGTCAATAGATATGCAACAAGCTTATGAAAGTGATATGGCAGTTCTTAGCGAAGATGGTTCAAAAGTGTATGTAGACAATATTCCTGAGGCTGATTTTGAAAGCACTTCAGAGCCAGCAAAAGTGTCTTTAGATGAGATATAACATATTAGGCTCATCATCTAAAGGCAATTTAATCGTTGTCGAAGATATATTGCTTTTGGATTGTGGA